ACCAACCACTGAAAGGTTATCAAGTACGTTGCCGTATAAAAATCGAATCAGTTTTTAAAGAGATTAACTCAGTCCCTACGTGCCCTTATTCCTCAGCCAATACCTGTCAAATCCAAAAACACCCCCATATTTTCAAAGAACTCTTTTACAAAGATAATACAAAGAATTGTATTAAACAATATATTTATAAATATATGAAAAAAATCTTAAGAATTTTCGAGGAAGAGGAAGAGAAGGAATTAACCGACTACGAAAAAATTCTTGCACTTAATAAAAGAAAGATTGACCCATATTATACTGATTTTGATGGGTGTGATGGTACTGATTATTCAGACTATTATGAAGTAGGTTATGATGGAATAACTTTCACTTTCCACGATGGATTAGAAGAATATCTAAGATTTTTTTTCAAAGAAACTTACGGTGATGAAGGTTCAGATGCTTGGTATGAAGCAGGATATCTTGATTCTATGCGTAGAGGTCAATGGGAATGGGATACTTGGGATAGAGCAAGTGAAGATTGGGATGAAGGATATATAATTGAATCATTAAAAGGTGAACCATTAAAACTTTTATATGAGATATTAAAAAAATACCAACCTCATTTATTAAATTCCTTTGAGGTTATTGATAATCACGTTCAGTGGAAGAATGGTAAAGAAACAGATAAAATAAATGAGTTTATTGAATCTGTGAGTAAAAGAGCAAAGGATGATTTAATAGAAGCTTATGCATACGCAAATGATAGTGCAACAGATGCTGCAGTACCAGGTTATATTGATGAAATATATTGTAATTCTTTATCTATTATTGGTATTGAAAATCAATCAAAAAATTGTTATTGGAAATATTTTTTAAGCTGGGGTGATGCAATTATGTTATTTGTAAGATACGGAACTCCTGAAGATTGCTTGATGGATATAATGTTTAAAGCAATAGAAAAAGAAGTTACAAACCATGCATCAGAATATTATGAAATTCAATATGAAGCTTGGGACAGAGGGGTATTTGATGAAGAATTAAATAGAAGAAGTATTAGAGTTTTAGAAAGTTTAATGGAAGATTTAGACGATATGGTTAAAGAAGGTGGGGAAGAAAAAATGAAAAAATATTTTCAAATTTTAAACACACTAAATGAAAAAATAGGATTTAATCGTAGTAAAAAAATTCCAGGAGGATATGAAATTAGAATATTTGATGTTGATAGTGACACTTTAATGGTTAATTATGGTTTACGTAAAACCGACAAGTGGGGAGAACCATTTAAAAAAGGGTCCGCCCCATTAAGTCGTATCTTGAACATGTTGGTAACTCCACCAATTGTTCCTTATATTGATTAATACTTTTTAATCAATCTTTCTTTAATAATTTCATAAAGACTTACCAAATCCTCATCGGGGATAAATAAAAATCCATCGTCATAAGCGTCACTTAATGTGATACCATCTTTTTCTTCATAAACGTCGACACTATCTAATCGATGAAAAGCTTCTTCTTGTGTACCAAAAACATCTACGTCTTGGTCTAATTCTTCTACAAATGAATTCATAATTGTTGTTTGTGTGTATACTATTGGTTTGTATTCGTATTTATATTTTTTTAATCCCAAAACTTTTACCATGTTTTTTCCCGCCTCAATAGCACATTTTACATCTTCGATTGAAATGAACTCCTGCGCTGAGTGCATGTTATAGTAACCACAAGACATATTGATACAAGAAACATCAATTTTTTTCTTTAATTGTGAAATGTCAGTATATGGGTGAGATTGAACTAACATTTCATTACCAAAACTTTCAGTAATAACTTCTAATGTTTTTTCAAAGAATTCACTGTCACGTTCAAACAAACGAACTCCCGAGCAAATCTCGGTAATTAAGTGATTACCCGGCGCGTCATATTGAGTAATATACCCAACATCTTGTAAGAAGTTTACATCACATTTTGATGAACCATGACAACCTGTTTCTTCTGATACAAATAAACCGATTTTTACTTTGTCTAATTGTTTAAGTAATTCTAAACAAATAAAAATACCACATTTATCATCACCACCAATACCTGTTGGTTTTCCCTCTGTGTCATACGCTTTCAATACATCAACAAGAGTGTCGTCAAAAGTTTTACCAAATGTATATGGTCGTTTTAGTTTTTCTTCTTCAACTACAATCTTATCGATTTTAGAGTGAACCGTATCTGTGTGAGCAATAAACATCGGGTAGAATTCACCTTCTTCAAGTGTCCCCTTTGTTGCATAAATGTTCATCATATCATCACGATAAAAAGACACCCCCTCAATACCCTCGAGTTCATCACAAAGGTATTCTACCATATCCTCCTCTTGATATGTTTTTGATGGTACTGAAAGGAGTTCTTTAAATTTTTGTAGGTCCATTATTTTGTTTTTTACAAATGTACAAAAGTTTCCAACATTTGCAAAATTATTTCTTTCTTTTTGTTGGTTTTTTTATTTTAACGTCAGTTTTCTTTTCTTTGTCGTTATAAGTAAGGATAAATTTAGAACCTTTTTCAGGGTTGTCAGTTAAAATCTTTTCTGTAATTGCATCGTCCACCCACTTCTGAACCGTTCTTTTCAAAATACGTGCTCCAAATCTTGTGTCAGTCCCAACCTCGATTAAGTGTTTCTTCAAAGTATCATCAACATCAACCGTATATTCTAATTTTTCAATTCTTTCATAGAATTTATTTAACTCTAAATCAACAATCTTTAATAAATCATCTTGGTTCAAATCTTTGAAGTAAACGATGTCATCAAAACGGTTGATGAATTCAGGTGCGAACTTTTTAAATAATTCTTTTTCTAATAAAGATTTAATTTCTTCATCTTTTCTTTCAGTTTTCGCAGAAGTGGAAAAACCAACACCCGAACCAAAATCTTGTACCACTTTTGTACCCACGTTTGATGTCATCAAAATGATACAGTTTTTGAAATTAATTTTTCTTCCATGTCCATCAGTTAACATACCTTCATCTAACATTTGTAGAAACACATTGAAGATATCCGGGTGTGCTTTTTCAATCTCATCTAACAAAATTACAGAGTAAGGTTTGTTTTTGATTTTGTTTAAGAAAGGGGACCCCTCTTCATATCCAACATAACCTGGTGAAGTTCCTGTTAATTTTGATGTTGAAATCTTATCAGAAAACTCACTCATATCTAATCTGATTAACGCATCTTCACTATTGAACATGTGTTTTGCCAATTGTTTTGCTAACTCAGTTTTACCGACACCAGAGTTACCAATCAACAATCCACTAAAGATTGGTTTTTTAGGGTCATTTAAACCAACTTTGTTTCTTTGGATTGCTCTTGTGATACGACTTACTGCGTCTTCTTGACCAATTACCTTAGTACCCAAGTTTTCCTTAAGACTAACAAGTTGTTGTGTTTCGTCCGTTGATATTTTATTAACTGGAATTTTTGTCATCAAAGAAACCACATCATAAACAACGTCTTCGGTAACAACCCTTTTGTATAAATCTCTATTTTTTTCAAACTTTTCTTTTTCTAATTCTAACTCAGATAAAATTTTTCTTTCTTTATCCCTAAGGTTCGCAGCCTCTTCATACCTTTGTTTGGTTATCACATCGAGTTTTTCTTCTTTAATTTTTAAAGCCTGTTTTTTAAGGTCTTCGATAATTTCGGGAAGTTTAATTTCAACCTGAGACCTAGCACCTACCTCATCGATTATATCAAATGCTTTATCAGGAAATTCTCTATCAGTAATATATCTATCGGCTAACTCAACACATAGTTTCATGATTTCATCACTATAAATTACTTTGTGATAATTCTCATATCTCTCTTTAGACTGTTGTAATATTAGTAATGTCTCTTCTTTTGTGGATGGGTCTACAACCACTTTTTGAAACCTTCTTTCGAGTGCACCATCCTTTTCAATGTTTTTACGGTACTCTTCTAATGTGGTTGCACCAATACACTGTAATTCGCCACGGGATAATGCTGGTTTGAATATATTTGAAGCATCCATAGAACCCGATGAATTACCGGCACCAATCATAGTATGTATCTCATCAATAAAAATAATAATATCAGGATTATCATATAACTCCTCCATAATAACTTTCATTCTTTCCTCAAACTGACCACGATATTTCGTACCGGCAACTACAGAAGTCATATCAAGAGATACAATTCTTTTATTGGCTAAATTTTGCGGACAATCTCCCTCAAATATTTTTTTTGCTAAACCTTCCACAATTGCAGTTTTACCACAACCTGGTTCACCCAAAATAATTGGGTTATTCTTTTTTCTTCTTGATAGAATTTGAGCAATTCTATTTATTTCATTTTCTCTACCTATCACAGGGTCTAATTTACCGTCTTCCGCGGCTTTAATAAGATCTCTTGAAAAATTATCTAGAACCGGAGTTTTAGATGATTTGTCTTTAGATGTGTTTTTTGGTTTTTCATTTCCGTCTATCGATTCGATCATAACTTATATTTTGAATCAAAATTAAACATAAGTCTATTAATAATCAATCTGTAACTGTCATTATTTATCTATATTGGTTTATCGTTGACCAAAAAGACTTAAATGTTTATATTATATTTAACAATAACATAACCACAAAAATAAAGATAAAATGGCTATAAAGAAAACAGATATACTTGGAACAAGAATTATATGTGAAATTGAATCGTCTAATTTAATTAGAACCGAATATGACAGTGAGACAAGTAAATTAATTGCGACGTTTAAAAACGGTATGATGTACGAATATGAAGAAGTACCACACAAAATTTACGCACAATTTAGACTAGCAGAATCACAAGGAAAATACTTCAATTCTGAAATTGCAAAACAGTATAAGTATAAAAAAATAGAAGAAACAGAATAACCTATGTATTTATAGGTATGGAAAGTGATAGTAAAATCATTAATAGTCTATATCTCCAAGACGAGTTAAACCCCGAAATTTGGTACCTACCGAAAGAAAAATATATGGGTGACCCTGACGGTCAAAAACAAAAATTAAAACCAGAAATAAGAGATCGATTATTAAAAATCGCAAACATTTTTATAGATTACTTAGATGTAGATTTATATATCGAAGATGTGGTACTAATCGGTTCTTTAACAGGTTATAATTGGTCTGAGTTTTCTGACTTCGATTTGCACATTATTTATAACATAGATAAATTAGAAGGAGACACTGAATTATATAAAGAGTTGTTTAGGTTAAAAAAAACAATCTTTAACTCTAAACATGATATTACGATAAAAGGTTTTGAGGTTGAGGTTTACGCACAAGCAACAACCGATCCAGAAGAAAGTGCGGGGTCCTATTCAATCTTAACCGATAAATGGTTAAGATATCCAAATAAAGAAAAGTTTTCAATTGATAAAAAGGTTTTAAAAGAAAAAATCGATCAATGGAAAAATATTATTGATGGTGCAATCGAAAATGCTGAGGATGAGACATTAGAGGACGGACTTAACATTTTGAAAAAATATAAAGATAAGTTAAGAAAATATAGGACTTGCGGATTAAAAAAAGAGGGTGAATTTTCATACGAAAATTTAGTTTTCAAATACCTTAGAAGAAGTGGGTACATCAACAAACTCGAGGATTATAAAAATACCTTAGCAGACAAAAAATTATCCTTAGAGCAAGAAAAATCTAAATAATATAAAAATTACCAATTAACAATATATTTATATAGAAAAATTATTATGTCTACAACTGCATGTACATCTTATTATACAACTACCGTAGTTGGTTATGTTCCTGCTTCAGGTACTACAGTGGGTAGTGTTGTTACTTTCAATACACCAAAACCTGTTTGGAATGACAACATACAAAACGGACCAAGTATCGTTTCTTTACAGTGTAACGCAGTTGCCTTAGGCGGATTTAATGGACTAAACAATTAAAACAAATATAAAAATGGGAGATTTAAGACCTCTTGGTAGTGAAAAATTAGAAGGTGTTGATAAATTAAAAAGAATTATGGAAATTGCTCGTTACAACGAGGCTCCAAAATCTGAAATTAATCCACTTTCTACGACCAACTATAGTATTACTTTAGCTGATGGTATGACTTATGGAATTGTAAAAGAAAAATCAGGTTATATCATTAAAAAAGGTTTGAATGAATCTGAAATGGAATACAACGAACCTATGAGACAAAGAAAGTACTTTAGATCCTATTCTGAAGCAATGAAAAAACTTAATTTAGTTGCCGCTGAAGTGAATAGGGTAACAGGTAATGATTTCGAAATTCCTCTTATTGGTGAACAAGAGGCAAAAAAAAAATATGTTTTAAAAACGCCTAAACCTAAGGCTGAAGAAATACCCGCACCTGAACCACCTGCAGAATTACCCGCAGAAACTACACCAACACCTGAACCACCAGCATCAGAAGCACCGTTAGCTGGTGATGAAATGGGTATGGGGTCTCCTGAAGGTATGGGGACTGATATGGGAATGGATGAACCTGAAGGTATGGAACCTGAAGGTATGGAACCTGATATGGGAATGGGTGATCCTGAAGGTATGGAACCTGAATCTGGTGGAGAAGAACCAGAAGGACCGGTTGGGTTAAAATCAATTCAAAGATTGACAGGTAAATTAAGTCAAAAAATTAGAGCTTTTGATAAAGACCAAGGTTTAGATTCACAAGACATCAAATATGTGATAAACTCAATTCTTTCCGCTATGGATTTAGAAAATCTTGACGAGGACGATAAAGAAGATATTTTATCAAAGTTTGATGAGGAAAGTGAGTATGGTATGGGTGATGAAGGTGACCTTGATATCTCTGGTGAAGATGAATTTGATATGGGTGAACCTGAAGGTATGGAACCTGATATGGGAATGGGTGAACCTGAAGGTATGGAACCTGAAATGGGAATGTCCGAACCAACAGAATCGTATATGTTTAAAGAATCTGTAGAAAGTGTTTTATCAAATTATTTTGTAATTAAAGAAGAAGAAAAAGAAGGGTTAGAAAAAAAATCCAAAAAAAATTATTTAAGATCCAAAATAAATAAAATTGACACTGCAAGAGAAATAAGAAATTTAAGCGAAAGTAATATACAATATAAAACAGGTTTTAATTTGATTGAGAAAAACGAAGGATACAGATTTGTAGGTAAAACTAACAAATCTAACTTAGTTTTCATAAAAGAAGGAAAAGAATTTAAAGTAACACCAACGGGTTCTATTATATGAATTTAGTTTTTATAAACGAATTGGGTCCAAACTTTAGAGGAGATAATATTTACGAATTTATTTTTTCAGATTTGGATGATGTATATGGTGAGGATTGGGATAGTGAAACCGCAAATGGAAAACCAACACCACCACATGTTGAATTTATAAAAAAGGTTGGAGTTCTTAAAAATTCTGAGATTGAGTTAGATTTAATACAAAACTCAGATTTTTTTGGGATGTATGATGCAATCGATGGTGTTATTGCTTTAGGTTGGGAAAAACCAGATAACTTCCAAGGAAAAAGATTAGTTTTTCAGTATGGTGAAAGTATTGAAATTATAGAAAATAAATTATACGAAAAAGATATCGTATTAAAATGGGAAAGAAATTTAGTAAGTGATGAAACATATGAATCCTAAAATAGCAAAACTTTTACATGAAGGTTTTTCGATGAGTACTTTAGAAAATCTAAATGAAAACCAGTTAAATATTCTTTTCAAAAGAATAAATGAAGAAAAAGGTAAGGTAACCGTATCTTCAGATAAGTTACCGACTGTTGACCTTAAAAAAATGACAGATTCTGGTGTTGATGTTGAGGTTAAAGAAGAGGAAACCGAAGTAAAGGAAAAATCAGTTTCTCAACAACAACAAAAAATTATGGGGTTGGCATTATCCGTTAAAAAAGGTGATACACCAAAATCTAAAGTTTCTAAGAAAGTAGAAAAAATGGCAAAAGAAATGTCAAAAAAAGAACTTGAGGACTTTGCATCAACAAAACACAAAGGGTTACCAAAGAAAAAGGAAACTGATGAGGATGTTAAAAAATTGGAGGAGTCTATACTTAACATATTAGAAAACCACTTACCACCACATACAACTAAAGGTGAACTTCTTGAGGTAATTCGAAGAAGAAAATAAAATGAATGTCATTATCAAAAGAACAAATATTATTAGAATATGCTAAGTGTGTAAACGACACACCTTATGCGCTAAAAACATATTTACAAACTTACGATAATACACAATCCAAATACGTTCCATTAGAACTATTCAATGACCAAGTAACTCTCGTAAAAGACTATGATGAATGCGAAGAAAACATCGCGTTAAAATATAGACAGGCAGGAGTATCAACAGTAACTTCAGCTTGGGCATCAAAAAGGTTAATTTTTGCTAAAAAGTCAAAACCCGAAAAGATTTTGATTATTGCAAACAAAATGGATACCGCTGTTGAGATGGCAAATAAAGTTAGGGCTTTCGTTGAACAGTGGCCATCTTGGTTAGGGGTAACATTTTCTAACGAAAAAAATTCACAAAGACATTTTAAATTAACAAACGGATGTGAGGTTAAGGCTGTTGCAACATCAAAAGATGCCCTTAGGGGGTACACTCCTACTATTCTTATATTCGACGAGGCTGCATATATAAATGCGGATGAAGATTTCTGGTCTGCGTGTATGGCATCCCTTTCAACAGGAGGTAAAGTAATCGTAATTTCAACACCAAATGGATTCGACCCAATTTATTATTCAATATATAGTCAGGCAATTAAAGGTATGAATGATTTTAGAATAACTGAAATGTATTGGTATCGAGACCCAAGATATTCTAAAGATTTAAAACTAATAAAATGTGATGATATTGTTCATTACATGTTAAATAGAGCTGACTATAATGATAATGAGATTATCTTAGATTATTCAGAAATTAAAGTAAGTGATAGAAATTTTGAGGATATTAAAGAAAAAATAGAAAAGGGGTATAAGGCATATAGTTCATGGTTTGAAGCCATGGCAAAAAAATTAAAGTTTGATAAAAGAAAAATATCACAAGAGCTAGAGTGTAATTTTTTAGGTTCAGGGGATAATGTTATACCACCTGAAACGATGAAAAAAATTAAAGAAAACCATATTAAAGAACCTGTAAACAAATTTATGGGAGGCGCTTTGTGGCAGTGGAAAGAACCAATTATAGGTCACAAGTATATTATGGGTGTCGATGTCTCAAGAGGTGATAGTGAAGACTTTAGCACAATATCAATAATAGATTTTGATGATAGAGAACAAGTTTTAGAATATATTGGAAAAATACCTCCCGATGTATTGGCGGAAATCGCATATAAATGGGGTACTATGTACGGTGCTCTAATAGTAACAGATATCACTGGAGGTATGGGGGTATCCACATCAAGAAAATTACAGGAGTTAGGATATAAAAATTTATACGTTGATGGAGTTAATCCTGCTGACAAATGGAAATGGAATCCTAAAGCTAATGACAAAATACCTGGCATTAACTTTAATGCTAAAAGGGTATTGATTATACAAGCGTTTGAGGAAGCGTTAAGGTATGATTTTTCAGTAAGATCACAAAGATTATTTAATGAGTTGAATACGTTTGTTTACGTAAACGGTAGACCCGACCACCAAAAAGGTCAACACGATGATTTAATAATGTCTTTTGCTATGGCAGTATACGTAGCCGAAACGTCTTTTGCTCAATTAGAAAAAGTTACCGAACAAACAAAAGCAATGTTAGAATCATGGTCTGTTGAAAATAATAGTTATCAAAATGAATACACTAGTTTTAATCCTGGATTACCTGCATCAACAAGAGACCACAACAGTTACCAAAGAAATAGCTTAACTAAAAGCGATTATGAAAAGTATTTATGGTTATTCAGTGGTAAAAGGGTTTAATTTATAATTAACCATATTATTTTTTAATAAAAGAAATTATGTCAGAACAAAAACTAACGGTGTGGCAAAGATTGAGTAGGACATTTGGTCCTAATGCGACCCTTGACCAACAATCACCCGTATTCAAATTTGATAAAAAAGAATTACTCAAAACAACAGACAAAACTGAGTTTGAAAAAGAAAAACTGCAGTCCCAACAAACTATGTACATTGGTCAACAGTGGCAAAAAGTTGAGAATAATCTTTATCAGCAAGCTGTTTATTATGAACCTACAAGGATGGCTTCATATTATGATTATGAGTCTATGGAGTATACACCTGAAATATCTGCAGCACTTGACATATATTCTGAGGAATCAACAACACCAGACCAAGATGGATTAATATTAAAAGTTTATTCAGAGTCCAAAAGAATAAAATCCGTATTGATAGACTTATTCGTTAACAAATTAGACATCAATACAAATCTACCAATGTGGACGAGAAATACATGTAAATTCGGTGATAATTTTGTTTATCTAAAGTTAGACCCTGAAAAGGGTATTGTTGGATGCCAACAATTACCAAACATTCAAATAGAAAGGTTAGAAAAAGGTATGAGATTTCAGCCTGACAAGTATTCACAAGAAATGGAAAACGATGCTTTGAAATTTACTTGGAAAGAAAAGAACATGGAATTCAATACTTGGGAAATAGCACACTTTAGGATTTTAGGTGATGATAGAAAACTTCCTTATGGAACTTCTATGTTGGAAAAGGCGAGACGTATTTGGAAACAACTTTTATTATCTGAAGATGCAATGTTAATATATCGTGTATCCAGGGCGCCTGAAAGAAGGGTTTTTAAAGTCTTTGTTGGAAACATGGACGACAAAGATGTTGACCCTTATGTACAAAGAGTTGCAAATAAATTTAAAAGGGACCAAATTGTTGACCATTCAACTGGTAATGTTGATATGAGGTATAATCAAATGGCAGTAGACCAAGATTATTTTATCCCTGTTCGTGACCCTGCAGCAACAAACCCTATAGAAACACTACCAGGTGGAACTAACTTAGCGGAAATTGCAGATATTGAATATATCCAAAAGAAGTTGGTAACAGCATTAAGAATTCCTAAAGCATATCTTGGTTTTGAAGAGGCTGTAGGCGATGGTAAAAATTTATCATTATTAGATATTAGGTTTGCTAGAACAATTAATAGAATTCAAAAATCTATGATTGCAGAACTAAACAAAATTGCAATCATTCACCTATTCTTGTTAGGATTTGAAGATG